TTTCCTACACCGACCAAAACCGATTTTTACCTTTAGGCGTACCACCAAAAACCGCCCATCCCTGCTTGTCAGATAGTGCTGGACGGATGACGTTGCCCCATACGCTAGGCTTGAAGTCGCCGTACTCGTCCATGTAGACACCGTCAAAGCCCAAGCCGCGCATAGCATCCGCATTGTCAGCACCAAACAGCCTGATCTTCGCCCCGTTCATTACCGTGACCGTCAAGTCGGCCTCGTTGCTGTCTGAAATGATCGGCTGCGCGAAGTTCTTCAGATAGTCCCAAACCACGCTTTTAGCCTGACTGCGATACGGTGCTACATAGCCAAACAACGGGAACGTCGATCGACAGGTAGCCGCTGCCCTGATAACGTCATTGATAGCCGCTACAGTTTTGCCTGCTCGTCTATGCGCTACTAAGCATCCCCACCGCTTCGTCCGCTGATGGAACGGTAAGAATTCTTTCCTCGGCGCGTAAGGAAGGATTATTTCGGATCGGCCCATCGGATCACCATTTCCTGCGGCCCGCCCTCATTACCTACGTTTTCAGTCCTGGCTAGGTCAGGAACGACCTTTTTCAGCAGAATATCCGCTGCTTTGACCTGCGTACCTGATAGCTCAATCTCGCCCTCAACGTGCTTGAGTAAGCGATTCATAATCTGACTGGCTTGAATCTTCTCTCGCCATGAGTCAGATAAAGTTATCTTTCTTTTCCTAGCTGCCATGTCGTTGATTTGTAACAGATATTGTTAGCATACTTAATTAATGTTATTACTTAAGAAAGCGCAATTTGTACAGGGTCGAATCAATCTGATCCGCGATGCCGTCTACCAAGTTGTTTAGCTCGCTATCCTGTGGCAAGTCCTTGCGAATGTCGTTTACGAACTCTTTGATCTGCGTCAGGTACTTGACCGGATCGGTGGCCAAATGGAAGTCTTTAGGGTAGCCAGTGATAATGTCATAGCACCCTTGATACGCCTCTGCCCACTTGTCTGCAAGATCGACTATTGCGTCGTAATACTCGCCGAGCGCCATGTGCTGCGCGAATGACTTGGTCTGCAAGTGCATGAAGTGCGTGACGGTTGCTGAGTGAAAAAGAACACTAACAAACGCCGCCGCCGATTCGTTGTATTTCGACATTTTTCACCCTTTTTCAGCAATTTCACAATGATATTCTGAATTTATCAGGCAGTCAAGCGCGTAATTTGACCATCTGAGCAATCATGATTTCGACCGTATCTTTAACTCCCTGCACGTCCCGAACGATTGCTCTGCACCCTGTCCATTGCAGCGCAAACTTTTGTTGATCCTCGGTTTCCTTACCCTTTGGCCCTTTGACTTCGACGAGCCATGTAACGCCCCCAAATGCGACGAGAAGGTCAGGCACGCCTCTACCCATAGGTGCAAGGGATAAGACCGCACAGCCGCGCATTTTGAACTCTGTAACGATCTCCTGATGATTTGCATCGACCTTTGCAGCGCGTCTCATAAACCCTCAACAAAAATTGATTTCGTCGGCGTTTTCCAGTTCTTGTCGGGCGCAGGTTCTATCCAAGATGGGTCGAGCCATACGAGCCGGTTGTTCGGGTACGCAATCAACTGCCCAGTTTGCAAGGCAATGATGTGGTGGTTCTTGTGCTGATCCGGCGTTTCTGACCACCCCGTTTTCATCCAATCAAGGGTGAACAAGTAATTACCCGTTCGGATCACCCCATCCCTGCCGAGCGCCGTGACTTTGTGGTTTTTCAGGAATGAGAATTGATGCACCGCGAATTCATAGCCGTAGCTATCCCACCATACAAGCTGCTCAATCGGTAACTGTTCGCAAGGCTGTAAACAAATCTTGTTGATCGGCACTCGCGCCCATTGTGCTCCCGATTCAAGCATCACCTGAAACATGGGAACTCGCGCAGGTTCTGCCCGCACCCCAAAAATTACCGCTTTGACAAACTCCCCGTGACCTTCCTTTTCGTCATACAAAAATTCTTTCCGTACCAAGCATTGAATTGTCGGGCAGTCGTCAATTAACATGAGAAGCCTTGTCGATCGCTTTAGCTGCCTCAATCTCGGCTATGACTTCCGGCCCAGTTTCAATGATGATCCGCATATTCTGCACCAACAGTTCCATGCACACTCCTTCAGCAAGTTCTGTTTCCGTGTAATCGCTTGTTGCCTGCCCAAACTCAAGGAAAGCTGTGCAAATGCCATGCAATACCTTCAACGCTTGAGCTTCCTCTATTTTTGTGAACTGGCACATAATTCCTCCGTTTGCTGTAACAATTCTTGCTCTGTCCCATATCTTTGCTCGAAAGCCTTGCGCCAGGGGTGGCGGCTCACATACTCAGGACTGTTTCGACCGCTGCGATGATGGGTCGGACACAGACATATCACAAACATTTCACCCTTTCGCTTGCTGCCACTCAAAACGTGGTGAATATCTCCATCGGATCGGGTTTCGTGGAACAACCGGCACACAATGCAGCCCAATTCTCTGACCTTTGCGTGCCATTCCTGTTCAAGTTTTGTCAATGTCCACTCCCATTTCTACGGAAGCCGCGGTCAACCATTCCAGCCATTCACTAAACTTTTCTCGTTCGTATTTGCTGGTTCGTCTGCCTAGCATCACGATGCCCCCATAAAGCCCCGGAGCAAGCCTCGGAGCGATTTCGCCCTCATAGGTAGCCGTGAGTATGTCCTTCCAGTCGTTTTCGTGCAAAAACGTCTTTTTGCCGTTTATCAGCCATTCTTTTTGCTTTGCCCACGCGCCGAGGATTCGCCACTGCGCCGCGTTTTGGTCAAGGGTGCGGTCAGGCATTCATCGTTCCTTTCTTTAATTAACTCTGCACATTTCAAGCCGCCGTGGGTCGCCATCCAATAAAATTTATTGTAATCAAGGCATATTTTTAGACATTCTTCGCGCTCTTGCTGCATAGCCCATCTAATCGCATCTCGGGTTGACGCATGACCTTGAATTGCTGTTTCAATTATTTGGTCAGTATTCATTCATTCCCCCTTGCTCGGATAGCGTCGGCGCACCAAGTGCCTAGCACATCTTCGCCTTCGTACTCAGCATCTAGGTATTCACACATCTTTGCACACGCCTCGCGCTCTTTTTGAATAGCCCATCTGATCGCATCGCGGGTTGACGCATGACCTTGAATTGCTGTTTCGATTATTTGTTTAGTATTCATTCATCCACCCCAAATTTGTCTTGGATGGTGGAGTAAACAATTTCCATGCCGTAAGCGACATCACGATCTCTAACACTTCCTTGATACCGTCTAGCGATTCGATCTTTAAAATCACCTAGACACTCTTCTACAATCAACTCGGCAAACTTTTCTAAATCTTTTTGGGAGGTATAATAGATTGGTTCTGATTCCAATACCAAATCGTCATCAAATTCTAATCCAGCCTGTTTCGCAAGTTCTCTGATGCGTTTAGTATTCATAATTCACCGTTGTCTTGTTTTCTTGCAATAATTTAGCGCCGTTCTTCAAGTGAAATTGCCTAGCCATCTCAGTCTTTGGAGACATGGTAACGATGCGAAACCATCCTTGGTTTCTGATTCTTTTAACCAGCGCATTCACCAGCTTGCTACCGCATTTAGGTTTGTAAGACCAAACCGAATACAGCACAACAAGGTTTGAATTAGGTATCCAGCCCGTCACGAAAAGTTCGCGTTCTGTTTTGGGTATTGATTCCGGTTGACTGACGCAAACGACAGAGCATATCTGCCGATCTTCCACCCACGCATAAACACAACGGTTACCACCTTCAATGCGCCGCTTTGGGCTAATACTCGGACGCACAGGGTCATCGCGCAGGATCGGATCGGGGTCAAGTAGTTGGACTAGCATCATTCCCCCTTAATGCCGTGAGCGGCTTCGATGGCTCTAGCGTATGCGTATGGCAACACCAACCAGTTGCCTTGATGCTTCTCTGCAATGCTTGGATCTTCAAGAATCGCGCCAATCTGCTTATCCGTCAACGGCTTGCGCTGTGGTGGGGTGGTGTAAAGGGGTTCGGCATTTTTAATTTTTTCTCTCCAATTACTGCCGCTGCCGTTGTCAATGTATAGCCAACCATATCCATCAAAGTCGTAGCGCATAGCCACCGGCTCTTGCTCCGGCTTGGGATGTGGTGTGTTTTTACCGGCATGAAATCCACTCATATAAGCAATGGTAAGGTCATCAGGCTCTTGATCTGACTGTGCCAAGGCTTCCTTGATGGCTTTCATCGCGTTGCCAACTTTTGTAATCTCACGAACATGCAGCGGCGAACAAATACAGTCCAACGCCTCAAGCGCCAACTTCATAGCTTCAATGCTCATTTCCGCACCCATACGCGGCACATACGGCCACTCGCGCCTTTCTTTTGTCCTTCGGGGTAGGCAAGGTCTAACCGTTCCAGCTCGCTCATCCTGCGGGCTACGGCGTTGTGATCCAAATCAGTACGCGCTGCAATGTCGTAGATCGTGCCAGGATGCTCTAGCGCCGCCAAGATGATGCCGTGGTGATTGGTAGCTAGGTCTTTAGCCTGATCCGCTGCCATGCGGCTGGTATCGGGATCGGTGTTACGCACACGGGGAAACTGCAAGTTTGGAAAGTAACGATCTAGTATCATTTTTTTATCCATTCATAGTAAAGGTTGTTTTCATGTGCCCTTACTTCAACCACCGAAAACTCAGCAAAAAAAGCCCTCACAATTTCGGCTGATTCGGGCATAGCTGCTGCCCGTTCTTCTC